AAGATAGAGGTTGATTATGGCTCCGAAGAAGATTGTTAAGCGAATTAAGCGTTCACTTCCACCACGAAATAAGGATGGCTTTGACCCACGACTTGTTGCGCTCGGCGCAATTGGCGGCGCTGCTGCGGGGGCTGCTCGCGGTCGCGCTGCTGGGCGACGTTCGGCGCTCAACGATATTTCAATGAGTGGTCGCTACCCAACTACAGATGATATTCGTCGCTCCAAGGATGTTCCTAGTGGAGAGGATAACTGGGGAAGCACTCGCTACAAGCAAGTTCCTGATAAATTTGGAACTGGGGTAATGAGTGCTGGCTATAGGACTAGGTTGGGTCGCAATAGCCAAGCATCGGAATGGCTCTCAGAAAATATGGCAACAGAAGGAAAAAAGGAATATAAGTCCGACCGAAAGGTCAGCAAGTTTGTTGCAAGGACTATCGGCAAGGCAACTGTTTCTGCTCGCGGCAAGCAGGGTGCCAAGCGAGGCGCTGTAAAGGGCGCGATTGGCGGCGCTGCACTTGCAGCCCTTGTTCAGTTGGTAGCAAAGGAACTTAACAAGAAGTAATCCCTGGGAGGGGAATATGACAAAGAGGGAACTGGCTCAGGCGTATATCGCCAAAGCCCTCCCCTTGCTTAACCTTAAGCAATGGGATGTAAAGGTTTCAGAGTCTTTGCCGCCAGACGATTCGTACGCAGACATTGAGGTTTCTGAGAACCTCTGGTCTGCGACGATTCGTCTTTCGGAGGATTTCTGGAAAGAGAAACCAGAGAATCAGCGCCGTATTATTGCGCATGAACTTATTCATGTACACTATGCTGGCGTTGAACGGTTGCTGAATACCATTCAGACATCGGTTGGCAGTATGGTCTTTGACGTGCTAAACCACGTCTGGGATACGGAGACAGAGCGTGGGGCTGACTCGTTGTCTACTCCTTTGGCAAAGGTATTGCCGCTCCCTGATTTCAAGGAGGTTCAAGATGGCGGGCAAGAAGCCAGCAAAACTCGCAAGCGCAAAGCCTAACCAGACGTTCTGGACACCAAAGCCCTGCGGTGGGTGCGGCAAACTGATTGAGACAATGAAGGAAGCCAACCGACTACTAGTCAAGGACTTCGTCGGCGCTAAGGCTAATACCCGATTCCTATGGAGGCACAAACTCTGTGTCTAGTCCAGCGTGGTCCCGTAAAGAAGGAAAGAACCCAGCAGGCGGGCTGAACGCCAAGGGTCGTGCGTCTTATAAGGGCGGCACGCTCAAGGCTCCAGTTAAGAGCGGGGATAACCCGCGCCGTGCGTCGTTCCTTGCCCGAATGGGTGGAATGCCTGGAGCAGAGTACGATGCTAACGGCAAGCCTACCCGCCTACTCCTGAGCCTACGGGTATGGGGTGCAAGCAGCAAGGCTGACGCAAAGCGGAAGGCTGCAGCAATCAGCGCCCGTAACAAAGCCAAGCGTGTCTAGTCTCCTAGAAGACCTAAAGGCTGGTAGGGAAGATCCAGTTTTCTTTGCCGAGAGATTCCTCGGAATCATAATGAACCCTGGGCAGCAACGGTGGGCGCGTTCTTGTGTAGAACGGGCTGAGAATGGCTGGTCTCCCAAGTTCCTCACCACGGTAGTAAGCGCGGGCAATCGCGCTGGCAAGACTATTGCTATGGCTCTCGTCATCTTCCACTCCGCGTTCTATAAACTTGGGGTCAAGCCACCACTTGCTGGAGATTCGGACGACGCACTGCGCTGGATCAAGGAGCCGTACGAGTGGTATCACATCGGCATCCAACAGGAAACCGCCGAACTTGTGTTTCGCGAGTTGACCATGATCTCGCAGGGTATTCACCCAGCGCAGAAAGGGCGGAAGGCTCCACTTTTTATGGAGTTGGGACAGATCGCGACCTTCAACAAGAAGTATCGCGGCGAGTACCTCTGGTTCCAGTTCAACAAGGCGGTCGGCGGTGCGAGCATCCACTTTCGTACGACGCAAGACAAGGCGAAAGCCCTCCTCGGTAAAGATATGAACGGCATCTCGTTTGACGAAGCGGCGTTTGATTCCCATCTCATGACCGTTTATCAAGAGGTCTTGAACCTTCGCCGCCTTTCTACTGGCGGACAACTTCACTTTATCTCTACCCCTACGGAGGGCATCAACGATTACGCGGATCTTTGGGAACTTGGTAATCCTGAGAATAGCGAGCGGGATTCCCAGTTTATCTCGTTCCGAATGTCTACTAGGGATAACATTGGCTACGGGCTTACTCAAGAGAACTTTGATTCCATTGTCCGACAGCAGGTTGCCTACCTTGTTCCACAGAACATTGACGGGTACTTTATTGAGGCTAGGGAAGCGTACTTCAATGCTCCTCAGGTGGAGAAGGTATTTGACGATACAATGCCTGACGAGCAGGAGCCAGTGGCTAAGAGGCGGTACGTTCAGGGGTGCGACCCAGCCATTGCTTCGGACTCCACTTGGGCGATTATCCTTGACTTTACAGACAAGAAGAGCATGCAAGGCGTGCGTTGCCGCAAGAAATCTGGTCGTCAAACCGTTACCTCCTTAGTAAATATGCTACGAGAGAGCCATCTGTTGTATAATCAGGGAAGTCATTGTACCACTATCATTGATAATACAGGATTTGGTGGTAAGATGTTTGCTCAGGAGTTGAGTATAATCAAACCGTTAAGACAGGTAGACTTTGCAGGTACTAAATCTAAGAAGTTAGAAATCCTGTCTGACCTTAAGACTATTATAGATAAAGAAATGATCAAGTTCCCTAAGTCGGGGATCTGGCTTGAACTACGAAGGCAACTTCTGGGGTATAAGTTAGAGGATCGGAATCTAGAAACTGACGCGGTAATGGCTCTGGCAGTAGCGGTGCGACATGCAATGCGATCTGCTGGAGAGACAGTAGCCGAGGCTAAGTTCAACTACTTTGGGGAGATGTAATGGCAAAGAACATTCCAAGTCTGCAGACAAACGACCCACAGGTAATTGACATTGCCCAGCGCGGTAATGCGCTCGTCTCTAAGATTGCAGGCGGGGGCAGGAAGAACCTTAACAGCCCAGTTCTTTCTGAAGAGAACAAGCGAATCCTCAAGTATGCCAAGACCTCTAACGATGAGAACGCCGTTGCTAAACTTCAGCAGATGCTTGAGCGCAAGGGTTCAGTAGAGCCAGAGAACGCCCGACGACGACAACTGTTCCGCCGCTTTGATAATCTGTTCCACGCGAGGACGATCACGGCTGGCGGAGCAGACCATTGGGCTGAAGATCCGTCGGCTCGCATGGCTGGGCGAACGCACGTTTCGGTCAACGTTCACCCTGCTTATGTTTCAATTCCAGCGTCGCTACAGGCAGTACGACCAGTAATCAACTATCTCCCAGATGGTCCGACGCGAGATGACCGCAAGGAGGCTCAGGCTCGTGAGCGACTATTCCTCCGATGGTGGGAAGAGGCTGATCTGGATATCATTATGGAAGATGCCGCTCTGTACAAGTCGCTATACGGTGATACTGCCGCCAAGATTGAATGGAATGAAAACGATGGTATTCCAAAGGTCAGCGTAGTTTCTTCACCAGAGAACCTATACCTCGGTTACGGTGCATCCGACTACACTAAGATTGACTGGGCGTTGTACCATTACGGACTTTCTCCGCAGGCTGTGCAGGATGAGTTTGGTCTTGACGTTATCCCAATGAAAGATGGAAACGAATACTTCCCATATGTAAACTCCAGCGATCATCTTGACCCGCTGATGCAGGCGTGGGCTGCTTCTGCTGAGCGCATGGTTGACCGACGAGATACGGCTTACGAGCGCATGCAGATCTCAGTCTTTGACTACTGGTACAAGGTCCCAGTAAACGATAAGGAAGATCGTGTCTACAACTGCGTCTTTGTTGGCAACAAACTTGTTAGCGAAACCGAGCACCCAGAACTTGACGGCAAACTACCATACCTTCCACTTGTCAACTCTCGCATTCCTGGGTCGCCATACGGCAAGCCAGAACTCTACGACGTAGAGCAGTTGCTTCGCGAGAAAGACGAGCGTATTACTCAGGCTGCCCAGTTTATTCAGCAGGTTGTTGGCGGACAGATGTTCCAGTTGATTGGGCAGGATGCGCCAGAGGAAGTTCCAGCCAACGCAATTCCAAAGCCAGGTCGTATCGCTGCTCCTGGGGCTGGAAACCGTATTGAACCAATCCAGCCGTTTATTCCAAACATTCAGATTGAGCAGTACAACCAGCGTATTGACCGCGAACTTGCGGTTGTCTCTGGCTTGAACGACTTGCTACTCGGCGTTGCTCCGTCCTCTGTACTTGGATCGTCGCGTGCTATTGCGTCGCTTGTTGCAAACTACGAGCAGCGCATTGCCGCTAAGCGCAAGATCTTCTACAAGTGGATTAAGGAAGTGTGGAAGGTTGCTGCTAAGATCTGGGAAGAGAAGGATCCTTCAGTTGCTATGATCATCAACGGTCACTACCGTATTGAGATTACGCCACCTGAACTTACCCCACGAGATACGCTTGAACTCGCAAATACGGCGATCAGTCTTGTGCAGAACCGTATCTGGAGCGCAGAGCGCGCAATGGACCGTGTCGGCGTGGACGATGTGCAGAACGAGAAGGAAATTATCCGCGACGAGCAGACAGATGCAACGCTTAACCCAGCCGCCGTCTCTACGATGGCAAGCGTGGTCGGTGCGTTTAAGCAACTTGGTCTTGGCGCACCAGAAGGCATTGGCGATCCTAATGCACCTCTTGACCAAAATCAGGCAATGGCTGCAATGCGCGGTCAGAATCCACCGCCACAGGGAAGTCAGTCAATGAACGATCAGAACCTCATTCCGCCTGGAGCGGCAGAGGCTCAGCCACAGAATCCAGCCGAGGGTGCTGCCGCTCTAATGGGCGAGCAACTTGGTCAGCAGCAAGGAGTATAAGAGATGGCAGTAACTGGACAGTTTGGTCGCGCACTTACGGGTAACGGCTCGTTGTCAAGTGCTATCTCAAGCATTGCGTCAGAGTTCGTTACCCTGCGAACAAATCGCATCTACGACGCGTACATTAATGAGGAAGCCCTAGACGGTACTGTCATTGATGCTCAGACTGCTATTGCCGAACTGAAGAAGTTGATGGCTGGAACGACTGAGGATACACGAACTGGTCAGAGTATTGCCGACATGATCCGTGCAGTCCGCAAGGCAAACCGCACGCGAACCCTCAACAAGTTGGATGCAGACTTGGCTGAGATGGGAGCCGAGAAAGGCGACTATGGAAAGATGGTTACGGCAATTCAGGAAATGCTTCTAGACCCAACGCTAAACCCAGACGACGAAGCAGAACTACGCAAGGAATTGAGCACTGCTGTCCAGATGCTTTTTGACAACTCAAGGAACCAGTTTAATGCTAGTGGGAAAATTACATTCAACGGCAAGACAATTGACTTTGACGGTGGCGCAAACTACGAACAGTTCCTTCAGATCTACGACAGCGTTGCTCGGGCAAACCCAGATATGGCAGACAAGATCAATCGTCAAAAGTACGAGGCTGAAGTATCAGTTGCCGTTTCTCAGGCAAATGCTATTTGGGCAAGCGTTTCACGAACTACCGATTCTCAGAAGTTGCAAGGGTATGTTGCCCAGTTGAACATTCTTCGCAAAGCCTATGACAAGTTGAAGGCTCAGGGGCTAGAAGGTGGCGAGGCTGGCGTAGATCTCCTAGATAATATCCGAACCATTGAGGGTTACGAAGCAAATAGCAAGTCAAACATTGGTCAAGAGTCCAGCAACAAGCGTATCTCTGGTATGGATACCGAGGTCTACGGCGCTCTCTACGATATTGACGACGCGCTTGCCTTGATGGGCGTTAATACTGGTGAGGGCGGAATTGCAAACTTGCTGCTTACAAATCCTAATGCTGCCTACAATGCTATTGATATGGCAATTGCCATGAACGGTGGATCAACAAGCATTACGGTAGACGGTAAGGTTGTAGAGATTGACCGCGACACCATCTATGCTGTTATTGCCGACACCAAGGCTTCTGCCGTCTCTGCAAATAACTGGGCAAAGAATAATCCTAACGTTAGTGCTTCTAACAAGATTGCCATCCGTAACTACGTAACAAGTGCCACGGCGCTCTTTAACAACGTTCCAAACCTAAAGGTTGAGGATGCGTACGACAATGCTCGCACTACGCTAGAAACCGCGCTAGAGGCAAACCCAGACGATATCAATGCTCGCGTTAATGCGCTTAAGGCATTTGGTAAGGCAATCCGTACGCTGGCTGGAACAACTGGAAACACCGCAGTTAGGACTGCACTAACGGCAGAGGCAGACCTGTTTGAAAGTGGCAAGCAGCCAAAGCAAGGTGTCATGGTTTACGGCGAGTGGAGTGGAAACCTTGATGGCGGACCAGGTGGGGAAAGCGCACTTGCGGTTGGTAGCCAACTTGGAAGGCTCATTAACCCACGCGTTGACTCTGGAGATGTATCTATCTCCGAAGCCATTGCGTTGATCTACAGCCAGCAAGGAACATTTAACGCTGGTGGTGGTGAGGTATACATTGACGGCATTACTGGCGAGCGAGTCGCAACTGCTGTGTCGGAAGACGTATCCGCCTATGACAATAGCCAAGGCATGGGCGGAACGACGATGGTTAGCAATTCCTTTGGTGACGTAACCGTTGATACTCAGCACTCAGCCGTTTATGCTCGTTACCGTATTGTTAACTCAACCTTTAGCGGCAATACAACTGACGCTGGTCTAAAGGCTGCAACCGTCGGTTGGATTAGCGTTATTACTGACGATAAGGGCAATCCTATTGAGGTTGTTCTCTTTAACGCTCCTGGGTCAGGTAATGGCGTTGAGAGGGTTGTCGGGGCAGCAGATGTTGCAACAATTCTTGCAACGATGGGTATGAGTATGGGAAATATCCCGTTGCGTCAGGTTGGTAATAATACAGTGGTTGTTGCAAGCGCAGCGTTTGTTGCGGCAATGAACCAATCAAGAAACGGATTTAATGCGAACACTACTGATATTACTAACGGGGACTCTGACTTCTGGAGTAAACTAGTTACAAATGGTGGCTACACAAGCCCAACGACATTTGCAAATCTAGAAACTGAAGGATTCTACAAACTTCTTGATGCAGGAAAGATCAAGACCCAGACTGGCGCAAACGGTGAGGTTCTCGTCTTTGTTGCTGGCAAAGGCGTAGGAGAGAATCAGGTTTGGACAAACATTACTGGCTCTCTTGGTGAAGAACTTCTTGGAGTTATCCGAGAGGCGCAGCAACTTATTGATGCTGGCGCACCACCCCCAGGCGGAGTTCCAGGGTATGTTCCACCAGAAGGTGGTGGCTCTGCTCCAAACGAGGGTGGTAGTGGTGTTGGCGGCGGCGGCATTCCAGGGGGTCCTGCTGGTACAAGTAGGGGCGGCTTGAACCTTCGCGAAGCAATTGACGCTGCAAAGGCTCGCCGAGAAGCGGCTGCTGCGGCACGTGCCGCACGGCTTGCACCAGAAACTGGCGAAGGTCAGATGCGACCGACCAGGGATGGTCTCAAGCGAACCACGACTAAGCCGCCAGTTACCCCAGTAAAGAACCCAACCATTGATGGATATTCAGCAATTGAAAAGTCGCGAGAAAATCAAGCAATGCTTGGAACGTTTATGCGCAACATGCCAACTGCCTCCGCAACAACGCCGCAGTCGGCATCAACTGGTGCGCAGGGTAAGAAGGTTCAAGGGGTTGAGCGCGTCGCAAGAAAGGCAGTCTAAGTGGTACAAGGTCCTGGAATTCCAGCACCAGTAGGTGACGAGTACGTCCCTCAATCAGAACGTCCTGGAGTCTTTAACGTTGATATTGTCGGCAAGGCTCCAGGAGTTGTTGGCGACGGACTAGGTGCAATTGGCGGTGTTGCTGCTGGTGCGCTTACTGGGCTTGCGGATCTAACGCAGGTTCCATTCCGCATTGCTGCTCAGCCTATCGCAGAAGCACGGCTGGTAAATGCGTTGCGATATGGCGACAATCAAGTTGACCGTAAGTATCTTAACGCTGTTGCTGGTGGGCGTAGTATTTCCGAAGTCGCAGATCAGATGCTTAAGGATGGCGTTGGTCTCAGCGGTGGCGTTGCCCACGATCTTCTAGCCAACATCTTCTTGGACCCGTTTAACCTTATTATGGCTGGAGTAGGCAAGGGATACAGCGTTGGTCGGCGAGCCTCAGACATTCAGTCTCGCTACACTGACTCTGCGCATAGTTCTGGCGTAGATGCTGTTGCCCGTGCAGGAGCAAATCAGGCAGACCTTGACTGGCTTAACAGCGGACGTGGGAAGCAACTGCTTGGAAAAATGTACACGAGAACATCTCGTGGTCTAAGCGGAGTTACCCGTGGTGCTGCTCAGGCAATGTTCGGCAAGACTATGCCGTACTACATTGCTGCTATGGGCGGCAACGTTCTGCGCCATATCTTTAACGCCGCAGAAAGGGCTGGTCGCTCTGACGCAATTACCGCCGCTATTGGCTCTGCTGCCCACCACGTTACGATGGATGCTGGCGCTGCAATTGTCACACGTCGGATCTACGGAGAGGTTCGTTCTGCTGCCCTGCAGAAGGCACAGATTATTGCTCAGTCTGAGGGAGTTGATGACGTTGCTGGGTATGCACGCTTTGAGCGAGCCGTATCGCTGCAGTCTCAGACTTCAGATGTAACTCGTGTTGAGATTCGTGCGCATTGGGAAATGCTTCATAGGCAGTACACCGATTCTGGAATGAACCGCGCCGCGCTTGCTGACGCGATTGCCAATGATGATACCGCTGCAATGATTAACCAGAACATCGGAAAGAACCGTGTCGGCGCAGTTGCTGAGGATGCTCGGTCACTGGACGAGATTCAAGTTCAGCGCATCCTTGGTACGCAGAAAGACTTCTACGTATCCGAGAACGTTACGACTTTGGCAAATGGCGCAAACGATGCTGAGCGCGTACAGATTGCTCGTTACGAATTTGTTGAGAACGTTTCCCCAGTTCTGGGCAGAAGCGCAGCGGAAGAAGCATGGGCTGCTATCCTCTTGGACATCGGCAAGCCAAAGAATACCGAGTCGCTACTGCGATCTCTTTCTGAGGCAATGTACGCTTCGCAACAGATTCGCTTCGGTGCAGTTGCAGAGTCGTTTGGTGCAGCGAAGACAAGCCTTCTGCAGCGTATCAATCAGGCTGGGGAAGCCTTTGCCGCTGGCTTGCCGATTAAGACTCGTGCAATTATTATGGATCAGGTTCCGCGCTTGACCGTTGTAGCGCGAGATACCCTTACTGATGTTGATGCGAGCACAATTGCTAAGCAACTAGGGGACGAGGCGCTAGACATTTCGGATAAGGCACAGGCTGCTGTCAATGCTGTCTACCAGTTCAGCATCCTTCGCAAGCGATTCCACGCCCCGACCCTACTCAAGGTAGCCAACGAAGATCCAGATAAGGTGGTGAAGATGGTTGCTAAGGAACTAGAGCAGATCGTCAGCCAGGGTGCGCTGCTTAAGGAAGTTCCTATTACCAACTGGAAGGGCATTTCTGCTTCACTACCAGAACTCAAGCAGATGAAAGACTCTGCCGAACGTGGTGGATACCGACTCGTTCTAGAGCCAGAGACGGCTGCAAGCGTTACGAGCAAGGTGTACTCTGACCAGAAGGTCAAGGACGTATACCGACTTGGCGTTGATATGTGGGTTCCAATTACTGGCGGTAAGATGGATGTAGCCTTTGGCAACCGCAATACGCTAGGTCGCGCCCTAGACATGCTTATGACCGAGAAGTCAACCGCTGGAACGTTTGCAAACGTGCTTGTCCGAATGCAGGAATACGCTACGGCAAACAATATCCCATTAAGCCGCGACGAAATCGTTGCACTGCATAAGTCTCTTGTCAACCGTTCGTTCAAGTCTGGCGAGGCATCAACCTCTATGCGGCAGGAAATCAAGGGAGATATCCGAAACTTTGGCGGGTCTGAGGGTAGTGTTCTTGATGAGTTCTACTTTGAACTTCGCAAGAAAGATCCACAGGCAGCACAAAGATTTGCTGAGCAAGTTAAGAATGGCAGCCTCCGACGCATGATCTTCTACGCTGCGGAGGGCGACTGGAAGAAGGTTGGTGTCAGCACAAAGTTTACAGGATATCTAAAGAACAAGGCAATCGGCGGCGACACGTACACTCTTATCGGCGATATGCTTTACCCAATGCTAAAGTTTAAGACCAGCCAAGTCTTCTCTATCCAGGACATTACTGAGTCTAAGTTCTGGAATACTATTCGTGGCTACCAAGACGAATGGAATATTGGTAAAGTCAATGACATTGTTCGCTATGGAAACAAGCGTAAGTACAAGGTGCGAGACCCATACACGGGTGAGCCACTAGAACTTGACGCTACCGAAATTGTTTCCGAGTCTCTCGTATCTTCGCGGGACGAACTGCGCTACGCCCAGCAGATGGGTTTGCTGCACGCATACTATGGGGCAAACGCTGCTGAGCAGATCCTAACCTTTGGTCGCGGCAATGAGGGATTTGTGACCGCGCTTAAGGCTGGTCTTGGTCGTGACTATACAGATATTAAAAACCTTGACTATCTGAAATACGTAGCAGCAGAAGGACTTGACGACCTTGCTGAAAACTTTGCTGGGCGCATGTCTGCAGTACATCCAGTTGCATGGAACCTATTCCTCGGCGCAGCCAATGGAGATCCACGAGCAGCAACACTACTATTCCTTCGTGAGCGTCAGGCTGCCATCCGAGGTGAGGCTGCATCACGCGCACTCTTTGAAAGCCAGAAGCCATTTGGCATTGGCTTCGGTCGTAGGTTTGATGACGACGTTCTTAAACTACTTGACAAGGCTGCCACCGATGCTGGTAAAACGCTTCGCTCGTCAACCAACCCAAACGTAAATGGAAAGATGCTGCGCGATCTGCAGGCTGCAATCAACGTGCTTACTGGGGATGCCCGTGCAATTGGCTATTCGGACGAAGCAATTGCTGGTCTATCCGATGCAGCGAATGGCTTGGCTAATGCTGCAGAAAATCTAAAGTTTGCGGGCAAGACTGGTAAACTGACAAAGCAGTCCAAGGAAATTATTACGACTGCCTTGACTCAGGTTGCTGATGCCCGTGCGCGATTGCGTGCAGAGTTTACTGCTGCAACTGCGCGACGCAAAACCGTAGAAGATATGGTGCTTGGTCTTGACGGAGTGACTAAGAAGACTGCTCGCGAAATTGGCGATCTGTTTGTTGTCTCGGAGCGACGCAAGGAAATGCTGCCAGGAATTTCTAACGAGATTACCGCCTTTATGAATGGCGAGACGGCAGACCCAGGTCTTGCACAGCGAGTTGCCGACCACCTCCTGAAGATCCGTGAGGCGCGGGTAGAGGAAGAGACTGGATGGAACGCAATCTTCCATGCGCTCACTGGCGCTGCTCGCAACGCTGAGAAGACACACTACTTCAACACCCAGAGAAACGTGCTGGAGCGATCACTAAATCACCCAGTCTTTGCCGCATACCCAGTTTCGTACATGTTTGGAAAGGTGTTCCCAGAGTACCTACGAGCACTGTATCTAAGCCCAACCCGTGGCTTGAGTGGCGCTGTGCTTGCGCCGTGGACACTTATGCTTAACCTTGCAAGCGGTGGGAAGTTCACCGCCAAGTCGTGGGGGCAGTTTGCCCCTCTTGTCGGGTTCAACTCTGTTCGCAAGATCCGCGATGCAATGCTTGAAGATAACGCCGAACAGCAGAAGCCAAGCGCCCTGACGTACTTCTTTGCAAGCGTATTGATTCCAGGTTTGCCAACAGAAATTAGCGTTTCGGTTGCCGCCCCAGTGCGCCGAGTTGTAGAAGCACTGGACGAGGGTAAGGATCCTGTTGAGTCCGCTCTTTACGGTTTGGAGACTATGACGAAGAATCTTTCTGGTCCTGGACGAGTAGTTTCAACAGTCAGACAACTCTACTCAGAAGCCTCTGATACAATAGAAGAAGAAGGCGGCATCATTGAAGCCGTTGGTAGTGGTATTGGAAACGCCGTAGAAAGTCTTGGCGATTTCCTTAGGAACGAATAAGAAGGAGAATCACAGATGAGCGAAGAAGTCGTAACGACCACCGAAGAGTCGCAGAAGCCAGTAGCCCCCGTTGAAGGTGCTGCTGTTGAAGCCACTCCAGAGGCGGACGATGTTGCCACTTGGAAGAAGCGTCTCGCTGGTAAGGACCAGGCGTTGACCGCAGCACAGAAGTCTCTGGAAGTCTTTAAGACTGAAGCAGAGAATCTTAAGCGGTGGAAGGCTGAACAAGAGCAAGCAAACATGTCCGAGTTTGAGAAGGCTCAAGTGAAGTTGGCAACCCTGGAAGCCGAGTTAAACCAGACGAAGGAGTACGCCCGTATGGAGCGTATCCGAGCGTCTGCCCCGTCATACGCCCAGTTTATTGCTGATACGGCAGGACTTGATGAGGAGGCTCGTGCAGTCTCCTTTGAGAAGTTCCTTGCTGACATCAAGGGTAAGCAGGACGAAGAGAAGGGTATTTCATCGGACGCTGGAACAAATGTTGTTAGTAAGCCAACGCTCAACACTCGCAAGGACTCAACGCCCACTGGAAAGCGGACGATTGCAGACATTGAAGAGGAGTTGAAGAAGTTGGGAAATCCCTTTCTAGGGATGTAATAGTTAAGTAAAGGAGCCACATCATGGCTTATGTAAATACTGGTACGACGAACTTTTCGGCTCTCGTCCAGGATCTCGTTCAGGCTAAGGCTGAGCAGGAACTTCGCGCTCGGTTGGTTCACGCCAACCCAGATGCCTACGTTCATGGTCGCTTTGTAAAGGGCACGAACCAGATTCGTTTCGCTCGCTATTCTGACCTCGGCGCAAATACCACGGTTCTTGGGGAAGGCGTTCCGCCAACCTCACAGAGCATGAGCATTTCGTCCGACGCATTCAGCGCATTGCAGTACGGTCAGACGCTCTCAATTACCGACCTCGCTCAGTTGGACTCGCCACACGACTTGATTTCAGTTGCTTCTGACCGCCTTGCGCGTCAGGCTGCTGAGACCATGGACCTTGTTGTGCGCGATGTTCTGGCTGCGGGAACCAATGTTCGGTACGCTCCAAACATTAACGCAAGCACTGGCGCTCAGACCGCAAACACCGCTCGTGGTACGATTACCGCGACGGCTCGTATTACGGGTGAGCAGGTAAAGAAGACGGTTGCTTCCCTCAAGGCAGCGAACGTCCCAGCCTTTGCCGACGGCACGTACCGCTGCATCATCCATCCATTCCAGGAGTACGATCTGATTTCAGATACGACTGCCAATGGTTGGCTTGAGGCTAACAAGTACGTGGACAATACCCCTCTCATCACTGGTGAGATTGGTAAGTTCGCTGGCGTTCGCTTTGTGGTCTCGTCAAGGGCTAAGGTCTTTACGGGCGCAAGCGGCGGCGCAAACGATGCTAACGTGTACTCAGCCCATTTCTTTGGTCCTGATTCGTACACCGTTGGTGACTCGCAGACTCTTCAGGCATACTTCACCGCCCCAGGCGGAGATCACTCCGACCCACTCGCTCAGATGGCGATTGCTGGTTGGAAGATGCGCTTCGGCGCGAAGTTGCTTGACCTTGCTGGTGCGAAGTACGTTCGTCTTGAGACGGGCGCAACGCTCGGCGCGTAGTAACTAGGAAGCGGGGGGCTGCTGGCGGGCAGCCCCTTGCGACCATAAGGAGATAGCATGGCAACTAGAGCAGATATCCGAATCCAGATTAGGCGAGAACTCCGTGACGTTGACGGGAATACTTGGCTTGATACAGAACTAAACGATCTGATCAATGCTGGGATCAATGCCGTATCTGACTTGTCGCCACGCGAAGCAGTTGAGACCGTAACGTGGACTGCTGCAGCATTAGGTTCACAGTTTGGTTTGCAAAAGATTGTTGACCCAACAACTACATTCCGAAACATCTTCAGGGTTGAGGTCCTTACCGTAGACGGAATGGTGTGGCAGACGTTGCCACCTGATAACGGAGAAGGATCTTCAAGCGGCTGGTCGTTCTGGCAGGGCAATGTCCGCCTACCAGAGAAGTACACTCTGCCAGTTAGTTACAACGGCGGGGGCTACGAGCAAGTAGTCGTTCGTATCTACGGCTACGCCGATCATACGTTGCTTGACAGCGACGCGACCGCGACAACCCTAACAACCCGTGAGCAGGATGCCGTCCGCGTCTTCTGCACGGCTGAGGCTCTCTCGCGACTGATGATCAACCGAGCAACCTTCCAGCAATGGCAGGTTTCTTCTGGTGCAAACAACGTTAGCATTAGCGAGTTGGCTGTACTGGCTAACAGCGCACGCTACCGATGGTCGCAGGAACGCGGCAAGTTGCGCAAGATGCGAAGAATTTCATGATTGATCTATCGCTGCCAGTCACTATTGAGGACGGTGCTGGTCATGCGCTAAATCTAAACTCCCTCGTGGGCGAGCAAAGTTTGGCTGGCGGCAGCGTGCCGCTTAGCGGATATCTTGTAGACGCGTTTACTTTTGGCGGATCTAACCCTGTCGGCTACGAGGAGTCTCGCTCTACTGATGACGGCGTAGACGCAACGGAAGCGTACGTGGGTCGCCGCATTCTGAATGCTGTGGTCTGGGTATATGGCGCTACCCGACTAGACTTGTACAATCGGATGCAGGTTCTTATCAACGCAATGCGCTTCTTGCCAAACCGATACATCCAGACAGACGGGTTTAGGAAGTTACAGTTTACAATGCTTACCCCAGATGTAACCAACTACCCACCTGACGGATCGCTGTCTGCGTACTGCGTTGTACGACCAGCACAGTTGCCTGCTATTCAGGTAGACAGCAGTACCATTACTGGCTCTGACGAACTAGGATACGCTAGTCGTATCTCGCTGTCGTGGCTGATGAAGTACCCCTTTAAGTACGCAAGTTCCCTAAACTCTCTGAATGTTCCGATTACTAATACCAATACCAACGTAGCAAACCATGGTGCGGCAGATGCTGATCCGCAACTTCTTATTACTGCGACTGGCAGCCAGACCACAGACGTTAAGATCACCGTTACTTTAAACGGTACACCGCTAGAACTGCTTGTAACCAAGACACTTGGCACCGACGGAAGCATTACCCGATCTATCCTAATTGACTTTAAAGATCAGGTTGTCTACACCCGCGAGCAAACAGGAAGTGTCATCTCTTCTATCCTGTCCCAGAATCTTATTGTCATTAACTCTGGTGCAACGTTTGGACAGATCCACCCGATGCGAGACTCAGACGATGGGGTAACGCCAACGGTTGTTAAGGTGCGCATCCAGAATTCTAGTACGCTTGCTGATATCACCACGGGGTACACGGCAACTTTGTCGTGGCGAGAAGCGTGGTTCTAGGTGGCAACGTCAACATTTAATACCAGCGTAACGGACGCGAGTGGCTATACAACTCTATCTGGAACGAGTCCTTCAAGGGTTGAAGCAAGTGATGCACCAGACTTCTGGAATGGCGTATACCGATCTAGCCCAGTAGGAGTTACTGAAAGCGGGGGTCTATCGTTTCGTTCTTTGATTAAGATCCCTATTGATTTCTCTACCCTTACTGGAGCGGTGCAAATCACTGGAGCGACACTTAAACTCCGATACTTTAACGTCAGCACCACACTAAACCAGTCTGCAAATACTGGATCGCGTACTGTAAACATCCACCGCTCGTTGGTTTCCTTTACGGAGTCTCCTGGGTCTGATCCAGGTACGGGGCTAGGATGGCAATCCTCTACTACCCAGAACTGGGACAAGAAACTCAAGACGGCAGGCACGCATTACGATGCTACTGTCATTGCAAGCAAAGCCCTTAGCGGGACCGTAGCCAACAAGGTTTTGCACGAGTACGATATCCTACCATTCATCCTAAAGATCGCGCCAGCGTCGCTCCTAGTGGGGTCTACGACGGGCGTAGCGGGAGAGGGACTAGCCAATAACGGGCTGCTGCTAAAGATGAGCGCAACAGGGTCAAGCCAAGCGGCGGAGTACTACAGCCGAGAAGGTGCTGCCACCTACGCCACCGATGCTCCAACCATTGTCCTTACCTACACAACTAACCAAGCCCCAACTGTTCCGACAAGCCTAAGTCCTAATAGCGGTGCGCTGCAGGCAGGTGCAAACATTACGTTCACCGCCAACTTCAACGACCCAGATGCTGGTGACACAATGAAGTCCTTTGGTATTCAGATCACTGAGGGCGAGGACTTCTCTACTACCCTTACGGATCAAGAAGTAACTGCCACAACGATTTCCTTTGTTTCCCCTATGACTAACTATACCTCTGGTATTATTTATAAATGGCGCGTGCGCGCAACAGATGCGGCTGGTGCAGTGAGCGATTGGTCGGAGACGCAAACGTTTACTGCTCCAACAAACACGTCAACCGCGCCGCCACCGTTAACGGGTAACACAAACTTTGCCACAACGCAGACTCCAACGCGTAGCAAGTACCGTGTAGAGGTTTACTCTATCCTTGCATCGCTCAACGGGTTTGACCCAAAGCCTATTGCGGTACTCTTTGACGCTAAGAACATTGGTGTTGGCACGCAAGTCAACGGTGCTGGAGAATGCTTCTTTACGCTAGTCAACACACACGATCAGATTGAGGTGATTGATCCGCAGAAGACCTTCTTCCGTATCTGCCGATGGGATAAGTGGGCTGGCTACTACCGAGTCATGACCGAAGGACTCATTACCCGCAAGGAAGAGGGTAGGAACGAGACGCTCTTCTACGGCATTGATAAACTAGGAATGCTTAACCGAAGCATGGTCTTCACAGATACGGTGGGGGCAACCTACTCGCACGTATCCGTAACCCTCTCACAACTCCATGACTCTATCCTGCGGCGTACTGGGCGAACCGCAACGGTGACTGCTGCAAGCGTTGCATCTGGCGAGATCACTTACACCGCAGCCTCCCACCCATTCCGTGGTGGAGATGTCGTTACCGTGGTCGGGACGACTGGATTAGACTGCACGCTATCAACAGTGACCGCCACAACTGGCACTACCTTCAAGGTTAAGTCGGCATCAACGGCAAGCGCGTGGACGGGCACGGCATCTTCCACCCTAGCAAATTCGGTGATTGACTTGGGCTGGGGCGAGTCGCCGACGGATCTCTTCAGGGATTATTCCGTATCCAACCCATCTTCATCCGCTACCTCGTCTGCAACCAAGAGCATTCAGGTGTCTGGGCAGAATTGCCTTGATGCTATCTCTGCCTTTTCCGACCTATTGATGGCAGGAACAACGAACAAGGTCATCCTTGAGAACCCAAACATTGGCTTGCCAGCCGCAGCAATTGAAACTATGAACGTCGGTTTGCGCTACCGCCACCTCACCATCACCGACATTGTCAAGCCAGGTTGGTGGCTGCAGTATGGCGTGAACGTCAAGCAGTACAAACTCAGCGACAACCTTGACCAGATGTCTACCCGAGCATCAGTCATCAACCGATCTAACATTGGCTCAAGCCTTACAAGCAGCCCTTACAATGGCGACACCGACGCAGATCTTTACGATCAGTACCTGCTCATCCAGCGTATTGAGGTTACCAACGAAGAGCGCAACGAGATTGATTACTCGGCACAGTTCCGATACAACACGCATCCTGATCGGCTGTTTACGTTAGAGGTAAACGTTAAGCCAAACTGGATTACTCCATTTGACGGTTACACTGTAGGCGATGACTTGACTGTGTACATTGTGGATCTTCCAGTTGATCTTAAAAAGGATCTAACACTTGTTGCACAACAGTGGATTGCAAACGATAACGGTGCTGAGTACATGGCGTTTGCATTCTCACAACGTATGGAGAAAGAGTTCCTCATCCGAAAGGAAACGCCTCTTACGCCAGATCCTACTGGTAAAATCTTGCCCGATCTTGACCCTACTCCGAAGACTGTAGATGAGGGAAGTACGCTTGATCAAATGCGTGGCGCACCTGGTCGTGGTATAGTTGGTGGAGAACCGCAACCAGATCCTATCGTTGCACCTCCACGTATTATCACGCCGCCACAGCCAACGCTTCCACCAGAGGTGACACCGCCACCGCTATTCCCACGGAAGCCAGTGCTATGACAAGCGCAAACTACAAAGCCCTTATTGACGGGATCACGGAAGTGAGGTCCGATGTGAATGATGTAAGAACCGAATTGCTCACGCGACTTGATCGCATTGATGAGCGGCTGCGGCATGTAGAAGTTTCGCAAGCCAAGTCCGACATCCGAACTGTGGAACTATCCAACAAGTGGAAGGCGGGAATCGCTACTGGCATTGCTTCTGGTTTGGCTGCGCTGATTCAGGCGCTCCTCCAGAAATAGGGACAGGCTGTGGGGAGGAAGCCACAGCCTGTCATGTTCACTACTTCCCGAAGTGCTGGTATACCGCCGCTTCAATAGCCGCGTCTACCGCATCGTAGTCCACCTTGATACCCCTGTTGGCAAGAAGGCTATCAACGAACTGATGAGCCTGTGCCTTCTTGAGTTCACCTGATTCCCCAAGGAACTGCTTCTCTACAGCAAACACTGCAGTGCCAGCAATAGCCGCAAGGATACCATACTCTCGTGCGGTAACGTTAGCCTTGAGCCACCTGTCCGCAGAGCGGAGCACAAGTGCAACAAGTGCAACGATTGCCGTAGCGAGTACTGGAGCGAGAACGTTAATAACTTCCTGCATATCAACCACCTCGGTGCATGTTTCGGATGAGGCGCTTCAACTTGCCGTAGACATCGCGGGTCACGAAGACATCCGCAATGTTGTGCTCAATGATCAACTCATACGATGCCTTATCCCCGTGGTCAGCGCGATCCCAGATGCGCGGATCAAGCGGGGTCTTCTTCGTTTGCACGCCAAAGTACTTGGACACATTGTCCAGACTCTTGCGTCCGACTCGTACCGCCGAGCCAGTAGCCTTGTACATCAGGTCAACGTGCATGACTGGGCTACAAGGATCTTCACCCGCTGCCACAAGGCGAGCGTTGATGATCGGTAGGTCAAAGAGCATGCTGTTCCAGCCGACAACGATGTCGTAGGACTGGAGGCTTTCCTTGACTGCCTTCACAAGAACTGAGTCGTCAGTCCACGAAGTGCCCTTGTACTTAGGATCATCCAGTCGGAAGATCTCTAGGTTGCCGAAGCCGTCTACGATACACACGGAGAGGATGCGGCTCCAAGCGGAGTACGTCGTCTCAATGTCGTAGAACGCAATCGTCGGTCCGATGTATCCCTCTGGTGACTTGGTGTGATAGCCCTTCTTGGCAGGCTGCTTCACAGCCTTCCCCTCAAAGTCATCACCCTCAAGGTAACGCTTGTACATCTTCTGCACTGCGTCCTTGCTCATACCGACAACCTTACCGATTGCCGTGTACGACTTGCCCTCTTCCTTGAGGGCAATTACCTGTCGCGTAAGTGCGTTGGACATCTCAGTCCTCCTTGCTTGTTAGGCGCATCTCGTTCCGCAGTATATCTGCGGCGTGCTCTACGCCCATTAGCAGTGCGCCAACCATGTCGTTGGGCACCAGCCCTTCCGTAACCATTTTGACTACGGCGGCTCTATACTCTTCATCGGTCTTCGCATTACCGACAAACATATCCATCTTCGCTAGTGCTACCCGTGCCGCTGCGCCGTGCGCTGCGAGTGGGCTAAGTTCAACGCTCATATTCAAGCACTGCTAGTACAACAAAGATCACAGCAACTGCCGTGAATGGCTGAGGTACTAGGTTGGTCACGAGTCCAGCGGCTAGTGCTCCAAGTGGAACAGCGTAGTCGCGTACTGCACGAACAGCCTTGACGTTGAGTCGCTCTAGGAACGTTGGCTGCGGAGCCAACTCCTCTTCGTTAGTTGCCATTAGAACTTCACCTTCCCCGTGATGGCGAGGGCAACGTCTGCTGCCTTCTTCATCAACTCTACTTCTACGGGGTTCGTTGGATCAGGTTCTCCCTGTAGCCCAACGCTCTCCCGCATTACTGCGTAAGCGTACTTGAGCGAGTACAACCAGTGGGGGAGCATGTCCTCCACTTGTGCTTTACGAACTGCCATCGGTCTTCCCTCCCATATAATCCAGAAAATCCGCGAGTTCCATCGTGATGAGGATCCTTCGTTTGGTTCCTGCGCCAGGCGAATCTCCGATAACAACAGCCCTGCTCCGCCCCGCCACGGTAGGGATAGTGCTGAGCCACCCGTAGATTCGTTCAGGAAACGCGGTTCCCACTTTACACTGGATGACGAGACGGTCGCTCGTGACATCGTCCTTGCCCCCGAACATCCCTGTCCGTTTGCCTCCGACGATACCTGCCACCTCCCTTTCAAAAGCGATCCCTCGCTTGCGGTTAAGACGACCGCCTCGCGCATCCACGTTACGCCTTCTTCAGCGGACCGAACACCAGAGGGGATACCTCATTGGCAGTAAAGTCTGCATAGGTCTTGCCCTCAACGGTGCGGCTACCGCCTGGTCGCCACTTTCCGATCAGGTGTGCCGTCGGTCGGGGGTCACCCTCAGCAATAGACATTGCCTTGGCGTACACCTTCTCAACATGGTCAGCAAGACCAAGGTCAAACACGGTGATGTTTACGTAGCAGTAGCGGCTAGGGGCTTCGCCCTGCTTGCCGTTAGAAAGCCACGCGTCGTAGCCTTCCGCCTGCCATGTGCCATAGAACTCCAAGATTGGCGTGCCGTTCTTGGTGGTCTTGCGAACTGGTGGCTTCTTGTCGGACAGCCAGATATCAATACGATCTGCCATGAATCCTCCTTACTTCTTCTTAGGTGCTGACTTCTTCTTCCCCGTTACCTTGGCAAGAAACAGATCAAACGAAGAAGGCTTGCTCTTGCCAGCCGTCTTACTCTTTGCCTTTGCTGCTGCTGCCTTGCCAGCCTTCGTGTATGGAAACTTCTTACCGCCTACTGTTGGCATAGTTACCTCCTAGAAATCAAAGTCCGAAAGGTCAGCCGCTGCTGCCTTCGGTGCTGCATCCTCTGCAAAGATCTTCTTTGCAGCGGTGACGACAGGGTCTGCCGCCTTCTCATTCTCTGGGTCATCACCCGTTGGGATCAGGAAGCCGAGGAGCAGGGCGTACTTGAGTGCGCCAGTCATCGCCTTATAGACCGCCTTGTCGGTGCTGTCTGAACCAGAACCAACCGACTGGAAGGTGACGAACTCGCCACTCTCTGCGTCGGTGATCTTCCATGTGATGCGCAGGGTGACGAGTGCCTGCTTGCCGCTAGGGGTTAGCCCTGAGTCGGTGACCTCAATGTTCTCTGGAAGCATGGTCAAGCCACGCTCAGAGAACTCATTGCGGATCTTGTCGGCTACTGCTGCAGCCTGAACATACTTGTATCCCTGAGAAGCATTCGTCCCCGTCTTCTCAATGTATCCGACAGCCTTAAGGATGGCGGACAGTTTCGTGTGAATAGACTTCATTGGTTCCTCCATTTATTATTATTAACTAATACTATTCCTACCTCAGTATTCCAGTTAACCTCTTTGATTATAACATGGACTACACCGATTCTCAGCGGAGCCAATGTTAAGAATGCTTTAGGTGACAGGTCTACTGCGCGGTTCCCCCTTCCCTGAAGGGCGGCTTCCGCACCAAGGCAGTAGTCGCGGACTACTACAACTACACAACGGGTAGTGTTGTCCGCCCTACATACCATGATCTTATATGGTTTATTCCCCCATTTCCATGATCCTACTGCGGCGTACCATACCTTCTCCCCCTTCAGGTAGGGATTGCAGGTATTCTTGTAGCCTCCGTAGCAGAACTTCTGACTGTGAGGATTGGTATTCCCGTACCATGTCGCCGTCCCCTCTGTTCTCACACCGTGTGGTGTAAGCAGCAAGAAGGCGGACAAGAGCAGCGCGATCATCCACGACACACTGTCTTGAACCTGCAGTATGAGCAGGGGTATCGGGTGCTTACCGTCTTGCCATCAGGGATGGGAAGTTGTGGCGGCATACGATCCTGATCCCTGAACTGCCGTGCTACCTTCAGCGTACGCCACGCACGGTCACGCTCCTCTTCGCTGACGATGTACTCCCTGAAGGAGAAGTCGTCGGCGTTGACGTAAATGACACGGGCTGGACGGGTGATGCCGTCTCCATCTTCTAGGGCAATGGCATAGAGCGCCGCTTGAGTGGCGTGCTCTGGCTTGGCTGAATCTTTCAGCCACTTAAATGCTGTCGCCTTAGTAGACTTGAACTCCCATACTTCTTGCTTGCCGTCTTTCCAAGTGACTACTGCGTCAATGTTTCCCGCAAAGTCATAGTACGGCATAGCCACTGGAACTTCCGTCTCGTATCCAAGGATGTCTGGCGCATCTGCAAAGACACTACTGATCCACTCGGACACGGCATGACCGCGCTCAAAGATACGCAATGTCTTCTGGTCAAAGGGTTCCCCCTTCACGCCAGTGCTGTCGTACCAGTGCGCCCTGAGGCAGCCCCCCATAAGGGAGCCACGCCAGAACGCCTTGGACGGACGACCAACCTTAGACTTCTCTGCGAGCACAGCGTCAAACTGTTCGCCTGCTGTACGCATGTTTCCTCCTACTGTTCTCCGCTGGTGAATGAGGTGGTCGCCTTGCGGAAGACCAACTGCAGGTCACCAATCGGACCGTTGCGATGCTTCGCTACCTTGACATTCACATTGTCGTAGAACTCATCGCCTTGTTCCTTGGGTCGCCAGAGCATGATCACCACGTCGGCATCCTGCTCAATACTACCACTATCTCGTAGGTCAGCGAGGCGTGGCTCGCCGCTGTCACGATACTCAGAGTTGCGAGAGAGTTGCGACAAGGCAATGACTGGGACGTTGAGTTCCCGTGCGATCTGCTTGAGACTGCGGCTGATCTCCGATGTCTCCATCACACGGTTGGCATCCTTCTGCTGGCGGATAGCCGACAGCAACTGGATGTAGTCAATGACCACCATGTCTAGCCCTTGCTCCTGCTTGAGCCGACGGCAACGGCTGCGAATCTCAAGCGGGGTCAGCGCAGACGAGTCGTCCACGTAGATCTTCGCACGAGCAATCGCGTCCGATGCCACGGTAAGTTTCTCTTCCTCCGCCTGGGTAAGCGTACCCGCACGGATCTTACTGATGTCTACGTGCGCTGCATCTGCAAGGATGCGTGTGCCGATCTGCTCGCTTGACATCTCAAGAGAGAAGATGGCAACCGACTTGCCCTGCCGTACTGCAGCGTTGGTTGCGAGGTTGACAGCCAGTGCCGTCTTACCTACCGATGGGCGAGCCGCGACGATGACGAGGTCTGACTTGCCCCATCCGCCGATCAACTTGTCCATTGGGATGATGCCCGACTTGATGGTGTCGTTCTCGCCAGCCTTCGCCTTGTCATAGTGATCCCACGACAAGCCAATGACATGCGACAGATCCAAGAACGTAGAGTTGGTACGGGTACGGGCAAGGCGGTACATCTCTGCCTGCGCCTTGTCTACTGCCTCGTCAGAGGACAGCCCCTGATACCCGATCTCTGCGATCTTTCCTGCCGCCTCAATGAGACGACGGCTTACTGCCGACTCCTCAATGAGGGCAGCGTATGATTCCCAGTTGGCTGATGTCGGGGTGTCCCGCACCAGATCACCAAGCACCGTGCTGCCACCGATGGTAAGGATCTTGTTGCCTAGTTCATCGGCAACAGTAACCGTATCAACGGCACGTCGCTGCTTCACTAGTGATTCCATTGACTCAAAGATTGAGCGATAGCCGTAGTCGTAGAAGTCTTCGCTGCTAAGCACCGACATAACTGGTACTACTACGCTATCGTCAATGAGCATTGAGCCAAGCACGGCACGCTCTGCTGCCGTGTTGTTAGGCTTTACACTTACTGTCAAAGATCTTACCTCCATACTCTGCTTCCTCCTCGGTAGACCATCTGACCCCCTCGGCTTCATAGTTGTAGGTAAACCATCCCCATGTCTTGCAGTTGTCGCAGTACACTGCGGCGCAGCAGCCGTCATCCCAGATAATCTCTGGATCGTTATGCCCAAGTTCCCGAACACCATTGATGTTATCGGCTACGAACTCGGCTAACTCTGGGGTAACGTAATGAGGGAACGACTTAATCTTTAGTTGTTCATTAACTATCTTACGTCTTTTATCTTTAACCTTAGTATCGGTAGTGTTAAATAATCTTAACGTTGTCTGATAAGAATCTAAGGTAAGACTACATCGGCAGTCCTTCGTCCCGTTCCCGTGCAGCCTGCAC